ACTGCAGTTTCAGTATCAATAAGAACAGCTACACCATCTTGTTTTTGTGTTTCAGCAAGAAGGTGAGCTGCCAATAGAGACTTACCACTCTGTTCTAAACCTGTAATCTCAGTAATCCTTCCTACAGGTAAACCACCATATGGTCGATTGGATATTGCAACATCCAACATAGCGGTTCCTGTCGAAATCCAACCCTCAACATTTGTTGGGGCTTCATCCGAATCTAAAAAGAACGCGACTTTTTGGTCTTTTGCTTGTTTGTTTAGAGAATCCGCGAGGATATCTGCTAAATCCAATTCTTTTTTTGCCATAAAGTATTATTAATTGTTAAACAAATCATCAAATGCAGCCGCTACATCATCAGTTTTTTTAGATGTTTTTGGCTTGTCATCTTCCACATCGAATGGTAAATCATTTACCTCTTCAGTAGGTTTCTTAGAAAGTGTCTCTTCTGCTACAGAAGATTCTCCATCTTCGTTTTTAGAAGTTTTACTTGGATTTAACCATCCTTCTAATACATCTTTTAATTCATCATAAGATAACTCTGAATATAAATCTGTAATTTCAGTTTGATTTTCCAACAACTTCTGTACTGAATCAGCTGATTCTGCCAAAGGTGTCTGACTTGGTTTAACTCTAATCTGAGTGGTTGGGTATGAAGCACCAGCTTCTTCCGCTGAAATGTATTGGATAGTTAAGTCTCTACCTGATTGTGGGTCAGTAATATCACCATAGTCAGGGTCAGCTATATATCCAAGTATTTCTTGGTAAACTGTTTTTCCAAATCCCCAAAATCTTACACCATCACCTTCTTGACCTCTAACAATAATAGGAACGAAAGTTCTTAACTTCGGCTCCATTTGTTTAGCTGCCTTCCAATCTTCTTTATCACCCATTCTTTTTAGTTTATCCGCAAACTCTACAATAGGGTCTGGTC